AGCGCTTATTCCAATATTAGCGCAAGCAAAAATTTCTGTTGGTGTGGGAGAATACCGATATGGTCCTGACACACCACAGAATATTGCTTGTAAAATGGCCGAAGAATCTGCTAAAGAAAATGCTGTTACAAAATTTCTTGGAGAAGATATAGAATTTTCAATCTTTCAAAAATGTAAAGATGAAGATTGTGAATTTCAAAAAGATAGTCTCAACGAAGTTAGGGGTTATGTTAAACAGATTATTCATAAAGATACCCAAATAATTGCTCTTCAAGGATATACATCTTGCATAGTAACGATTCGAGCTGAAGTGGATACTCCAAAAAATGAAATAAAATTAGCCCTAGATAAAGATTTCTATGAGTTTAAAGAGAATCAAGAAGTAAATTTTCATGGTGTGGTAAATAAAACTGGCAATTTGGTTGTATTTAATTATGTGAATAAAACATTTAATAAAATACATGAAGAAAAGATTGCCACTAATAACAAAGAGTTTATGTTACCATCACCTAAAAATAGAATAGTGGCTAGATTGCCTGTAAATCTAAATCAATCTAAAGAAATAATAATGTTTTTATTTACTGAAAACGATTATGAATTTAGGAATAGATATAGTGAGGTTGAAATGAATTACTTTATTAAAAGTATACCGTCTCACCAAAGGCAAATTGTTAATCGTTATGTTTATATTATGAGGAATGTATAATGAAAAAAAGTTTAATTATAGCACCATTAGTGTTAGCACTAGCAGGTTGCTCAAGTATTAAATATACTACTGGATTTGAAATGACCGCCCCCGGTTCAAGCCAAAAGGCAGAACTTGGTGCAGAGATTGCTTATCCTGAATGGTATAAAGAATCAAAGAATGATGATGGCGCTTTATATGCTGTTGCTTCTGAATATTCTAAAGACCTACAATTTGCGGTAGACAAATCAATGCTATCGGCCAAACGAGAATTGGCATCCAATTTTTCTTCACATGTCAGCGCTATGTTTAAAGATTATGTAGCAGAAGTTGGTGAAATGGATTCTGGTATAATTCGTGAAATTGACCGAACAACCAAATTGATTGTAAATAAAGTTAATCTTGTTGGTGTCCAACGAACAAACTTTTTAGTTGTCCATTCTAAAGATGGTGGTTATAGAGCTTTTGTTAAACTTAAATATACAACCGATGAATCAAATAAATTACTTGTATCAGAAATTAAAAAGAATAAGGTATTAAATGCTAAACTACAGGCATCTAAATCTTATAAAGAAATGGAAGTTGAAACAAGAAAACTTGATGTTCAACCACCAATTGAAGCAAAATTAGTGCCTATAGGCGAAGATTTTATTCAACAAAATTAATGAATATATTTTACTTACATCGAGAACCTGAAGCTTGCGCTCAGGCTCACCTGGATAAGCATGTCGTTAAAATGATTATTGAATATGCACAGTTGATGTCCACGGCTCATCGTGTGCTTGATGGTTCAGAATATATAGATAAAACGGCTAACAACCGAAATATTAAACGATGGCGTCTTGATGATGCCAATCGTGAAACAAGATTGATGAAGGCCTCTCATATGAACCACCCAAGTGGTATATGGGTTCGTGCCAATCAAAAGAACTACATGTGGCTGTTTGAAATGTGGCTGTATCTCCTAGAAGAATACACTTTTCGCTATGGCAAACAGCACGCATGTAGCCGATTAATGGACATATTAAATTCACCACCAAATAATATAAAAAGTGGTGAATTTTATCCTCCAACACCGGCTATGCCAGACGAGTGCAAAATTGCCAATGATTCCTTGGCTTCTTATCATAAATACTATATTGAAAAGAAAAATCATTTTGCCAAATGGACTAAACGAGAAGTGCCCTTATGGTATTTAAATGGAATAAATAATGCCAACTTACATTTTTCGTAATACAAAAACAGAAGAAATTACCGAGGAGTTTATGACTTTTTCGGCTCGTGAGGAGTATCTTAAAAATAATCCAGAATTGGCCATTGTCATTCAATCACCAATGATTGTTTCAAGTGTCTCTACTTCAAATTCAAAAGCAAGTAAAGTGCCCACAGGATTTGGTGAAGTATTATCTAAAGTAGCAGAGGCACATCCAACAAGTGTTGTTGGTGAAAGATATGGTAAAAAGTCAATTAAGGAAATTAAAACAAGAGAACTTGTCAAGAAGCATGTTAATAAAATGACAAAAATGGTAAATTAAAAAAAGGAATCAAATGAAAAAATCACTATTACTAATCGCTTTATTATCAGCATGGAATGTTCAAGCTGCAGATAAAGAAAACTTTGCACATATACAATTGGTACATCGTAGTACCGTTGGAGATGATGAAAATAAACCAAATCGTAAAGGCATTAATATAACAACGGGTCATAAGCTCGCTGATAATTTTCAAATAGATATGTCAGCTCAATATCGTGAACAAAATGGAAATAATACAAACCCATCAACACGATTAGAACTTGGTGCTTTGCCTAATAATGAAAATGTTTATTTAAGAGCAGCCTTAGGTGTCAAAAGTGATACTGATAGTCACTTATATTATTCATTAGAACCAGGTATTAAATGGAAACTAACCGATAAGTTAGCAGCAAGAACTGGTTATCGTTATCGCTCAGCTTTTTCAGATAACCAAAAGGATACAACCAATACTATTCGCATTGGTGCAGAATACGCTTTAACTGATACACAAAGCATTACAGCGGGCTATGACCGGTCATTTGGTGATAGTGAATTCAATGGACTTTCAGCGGGTTACGCTATTAAGTTTTAATTTTTAGAAAGTTACATTATGTTTAATTATGTGAGATTACCTGAGCTGGACTTTGAGCTCAAATCAGAAACAACCAATAAGGGCAGAACCTATATTACGCCTAATGGAGATGTTTATCCATCCGTAACAACGGTTCTGTCACCTTATTCAAAAGATGCTATTACATCCTGGCGTAAAAGAGTTGGCTATGAAGTAGCAAATAAAATATCAACACAAGCTTCAAATCGTGGTACAAAATTACATTCGGTTTGTGAAGCTTATTTGCTTGATGAAATACCCAAAGAAAAAATGCAAATGATTATGCCTGATACTAAAGAATTATTCTTTAAAATCAAATCTCATATTGACGAAAACATTGGCACAATATATTCAATTGAGCGTCCTTTATTTTCAGATAAATTAAAGATTGCTGGTAAGGCTGATTGTATTGCTGAATGGAATGGCGAATTATCAGTTATTGATTTCAAAACATCTTCAAAAGAAAAGAATGAAGATTGGATTCAAAACTATTTTATGCAAACAACAGCCTATGCTGAAATGTTTGAAGAAATGACCGGTAAGGTTATCAACCAAATTGTTTTGGTATTTGCTTTAGTTGAAGGCGAATCACAGATTATCGTTAAACAAAAACACGATTACATAAAACCATTGAATGAATATATTGATTTTTATTGGTCGGGTATTAATGAAGAAGTAGCTTGACATTTAAACCAATTGTGATATAATATACATTATGCCATTAGTAACTGAAGAAATTAAAGAAGTTAAAGATATTGTATTACAACAAGTTGACCAACCAGATATGTTTAAATTGGGTGGTAATAATTCAGATGTTGTTTTTTTATTGATTATTGGATTGATATTATTTTTCTTCAGTAAATTTGTTGGCATGATTACAAAGATTATAGGAATAATTATTATAATGCTTTGTGTTTATACTTTATTTGTAGTATAGGATTATTATGAGTGGAAAAGGTTCTAAACCAAGGCCATTAAGTGTGAGCTTAGATGAATTTGGTGATAGGTTTGATGCTATTTTTGCCAAAAATGACAAGAATAAGACCAAAAATATACTAAATACATCTAATAACCACTCACACAAAAAGGTTATTAAACACAAACACACACAGGAGAAGTAGTATGTCTAACATGACACCATTTGAAATTCGTCTCGAATTATTAAAAATGGCCAAAGATATGCTTGAAGAGGATTACCGAAGCAAGCGTGAACAAATCAGTAATGATTGGTCAGTCAAAGTTGAAGTAGCAAAACTTAATGGCGGTTCAATACCCGACCATCCTGGTTTTCCAATTTATCCATCCGAAAAAGAAATTATTACCAAAGCACAAGAACTTAATGGCTTTGTTTCTAATATAGATTCCAAACCAACAGTAACGGTAACAAAAAAATCTAGCGCAACCGTATAGACAAGGGCGTTTTTTAGCCTTTAACTAAAAGGAAACACTATGCAAAGAATTAATATACTTAGCACATCAACAATAATTATCACATCGATTATATCAGTATTAATAGTTTTAGGTTTTAGTAGTGTAATGGCAACACAGATTAATCCAATGCCCTTGAAAATAAGCTTTCAAGATTTATCACCAAAAGCTAAACTTCAAGTAGAATGCTTGGCACAGAATATGTATTTTGAATCAGGCCATGAATCAGAAGAAGGCCAAATAGCCGTAGGCATGGTTACCATGAATCGAGTTAAAAGCGGAGAATATCCAAGCACTATTTGTGGTGTAGTTAAACAAAAAGTTGAAACAACTTGTCAATTTTCTTGGTACTGTGAAGGCAAATTTGATGTAAAATCCTTGACACACTTTAATAGTTTAGTGTATAATAATATCCGTGAATTAGCTGTATATGTTTATGCTAATCACGATAAGATTGAAGACCCAAGCCGTGGAGCTTTATTCTATCATGCAGATTATGTTAAACCAGGTTGGAAGAATATGAAATATCTAACAACAATTGGACATCATAAGTTTTATAACAAAAAGGAAAATATATAATGACACAATTGAAAGATGCAGTTAAAGTGAGTACCATATTTTTTGTTTGTTTAACAGTTGTCTTACTTTCTATTACGGGTGGTGTTGGTTATTATTTTACACTAGACCGACAATTGATGGCACGAAACATTAAAGACGCCATTGATAAAGGAATTGATCCAATGTCCGTGAGATGTTCTTATGCAAGCCAATCGGATACGGTATGCGTTGCGTATTCTTATACAAAGCAAGGTAAAATATCCGTAATACCCGACCAAGCAGTTTCTATAAAGAAATAATATGCCAACAAAAGAAGAAATGAATAAGTTTTCCCGAGTAATTGATTCACTTGTAGCAAATACGGATTATAATTATATTGAAGCAATTGTTGAACATTGTAAAAAAACAGGATTGGAAATAGAAGTGGCCGCCACACTCATCAATGCAAATCTTAAATCAAAGATTGAGATGAATGCTATGGACCACAATTTATTGAAAGATAAAGGTTCTCGTTTACCAATATGAGTTTAACTGCTATCTCATATCTATATGATAGATGTTTGTTAAAATAGCAAAATAACTTAAAGGAGCATAAAATGCCTAAAGTAAATTTAGATTGGAATTTAATAGCTAATGTAGCTGTAGCTGTTATAGTTGTTCATTATGTCGGCAAACTAACCGGCTGGTGGTAAGTTAAATGAGTTGGGAGAACTCAATAAAACTCCCACTTTATTTTATGATGGATGTTTATGACTGGTTATGAAGCATATGAATTATTTCAAGCCTTAAAACGGCACTTTACCCAAGAGAAGTTTGATTT